TGCTATTAGTGCGGTGACTCTTTTAGGTACAACAAGCCAAATAACTGTTACTAATGGTAATGGTGTCAGCGGTGTACCAACAATTTCTTTGGCAGACAATCCTATTTTGGGTGGTACTGCTAGTCTCACCTTACCTATTGGAGCAACGGGAAGTCGTCCAGCAGTGCCTGTCAATGGCATGATTCGCTATAACTCAACAACAACTCGTTTTGAGGGATACCAAGGTGGGGCATGGGTTACTCTCGGTTCTGGTGATGGAACAATCTCGGTTGTTACTGGAACGTCTGACCAAATAACGGTTGTTAATGGAACTACGGCTCCAATCCTTAGTTTGGCTTCTAACCCAATAGTCCCCGGCACTGGTAGCATTGCCTTTCCCGCAGGAACAACAGGGCAGAGAAGTCTAGGCCCAATTAATGGAATGTTCCGCTACAACACGACTACAGCAACCTTTGAGGGTTATGCTAACGGCGCATGGGGTGCAGTTATTACGGGTTCTGGCGTTACCTCGGTGGCTACGGGAACTGGCCTCACAGGTGGCCCAATCACCTCTACAGGTACGATTTCAATTGATACGACCGTTGTTGCCACTTTAACTGGTACACAAACGCTAACAAACAAAACAATCAGCGGTTCAAGCAACACATTGACTAACATTGCAAATGCAAGTCTTACTAATAGTTCTTTGACTATTGGTACTACATCAATTGCTTTAGGTGCATCAAGTCTTACTTTGGGTGGATTGACTACGGTGACTGTAACGCAAAACCCAACTACGGCATTGGAATTAGCAACTAAACAGTATGTTGATGCTGTGGCTGAAGGGCTAGACCCCAAGGCTTCTTGCGTAGCGGCAACGACAACAAACATTACGTTGTCTGGAACGCAAACTATTGACGGTGTTGCTTTGATTGCTGGTGATAGGTGTTTGGTTAAAGACCAAACTTTGAGCCAAAACAACGGAATTTATTTAGTTGCGGCGGGTGCATGGACTCGTGCAACGGATATGGACTCGTGGTTAGAAGTGCCGGGGGCGTTTACATTTATCGAACAAGGAACCCTATACGCTGACACTGGTTGGGTTTGTACTTCCAATGCAGGAGGTACTTTAGGTACAACTCCTATTACTTGGGTGCAATTTGCTGGTGTAGGCTCATATACCGCAGGCACAGGATTGACCTTAACGGGTACACAGTTTAGTATTACAAATACTGCTGTAACTGCTGGTGCATATGGTTCTGCAACGCAAGTAGGGACATTCACAGTCAATGCGCAGGGTCAGTTGACGCTTGCTGGGAACACCACGGTGACTCCAGCGGTCGGCTCTATAACAGGTCTGGGTACAGGTGTTGCAACGGCTTTAGGTGTCAATGTTGGAACGGCTGGCTCTTTTGTTGTTAATGGTGGCGTGCTTGGAACTCCATCAAGTGGCACTTTGACTAATGCAACTGGACTACCTGTATCTACTGGTGTTAGTGGGCTTGGAACTGGAGTTGCTACTGCGCTTGCTGTTAACGTAGGCTCTGCTGGTGCTATTGTTGTTAATGGCGGTGTTTTAGGGACTCCATCATCTGGTACGCTGACAAACGCTACGGGTTTGCCAATTAGCACTGGCGTATCTGGCCTTGGCACAGGCGTTGCAACGGCTCTTGGTATTGCTGTTGGCTCTGCTGGTGCTTTTGTGACGTTCAATGGCGCATTAGGTACACCAAGCAGTGGTACGGTTACAAATTTAACAGGTACTGCATCAATTAATATTAATGGTACTGTTGGTGCTACAACGCCTACAACAGGAAACTTTACAACAGTCACTGCCACTACAGGCATTTTTGGAGGAACATTCTAATGTCACAAGCAGGCTATACGCCCATATCTCTCTACTTCAGCACCACTGCGGCGGCTGTACCTTTAGCGGCAAATCTTGCGCAAGGTGAGTTGGCAATCAACATTACCGACGGCAAGTTGTATTACGAAAACAATTCTGGAACTGTTACATTATTGGCCTCAACTTCAGGCGCATCAGGTGACGTGGTTGGCCCAGCAAGTGCTACGGACAACGCACTAGCAAGGTTTGATTTAACGACAGGCAAGTTAATACAAAACTCAGTTGGTATTTTGAGCGATGCAGGTATTTTGACAGGGCTAACAGGGATTACATCATCAGGCTCGATTACATTCTCTAGCCTAACAAGTGGTCGTGTACCTTACGCAACCACCGCAGGTTTACTAACAGACTCAGCCAACCTTTTATACTCAGGTACTGACTTAACTGTTTATGGTCTTACTGTTGGTCGTGGTGCTGGTGCTGTAAGTTCAAATACGGCTGTTGGTGCAAGTGCTTTAGCAACTAATACAACTGGTAGCCTTAACACTGCTGTTGGTCAAAATGCTCTATTCTCAAACACTACTGGCGTTAGTAACGTAGCCGTTGGGGTAAACATACTCTATGCCAATACTACTGGTGGGTACAATGTAGCCACGGGTCAGAACGCACTATTCGCTAACACTACAGGTTCTAATAATACTGCTACTGGATATAGGGCTTTATTCTCAAACATTACCACTGGTGCTAATATTGCAGTAGGGTATCAGGCTTTATATAGCAATATTGCAAATAACAATCTTGCTGTTGGTTATCAATCTTTATATACAAACACCACAGGATATAACAATACAGCAGTAGGGTATGAAGCAGGGTATAGTAATACTACTGGCGACACAATAGCGGCTTTTGGTTACTACGCTCTTCGTTTAAATACTACAGGTCGTAACACGGCTATAGGTCCATATTCTTTGGCTACTAACACGACTGGTACAAACAACAGTGCTTTTGGTGATTCAGCATCATATTTAAATACTACAGGTAGTTATAATACTTCGGTTGGATATAGTGCGCTTTTTTCAAACACAACCGCCTCAAACAACACAGCAGTAGGTTGGAGTGCAGGATATAACATTACAACGGGAGAAGAAAATACCGCTGTTGGAAGAACTGCTTTATATAACACCACTACTGGCTGGTTAAACTCAGGGTTTGGTAGAGGTTCATTACAAGGAAATACTACTGGTCAATATAATACCGCTGTTGGTGGCTATGCTTTGTTTGCAAACACCACAGCATCTGGCAATACAGCGGTAGGTTATCAGGTAATGCAATCAAACACTACTGGATTTAACTCTACTGCTGTTGGCTACCAAGCACTATCAACACAAACTACAACAAACTCCAATAGCGCATTTGGTCATTTGTCCATGAAAGCCACTACAAGTGGCTATGCAAATTCTGCATTTGGTAGTGATTCACTAACAACAAACACTACTGGTATTTTCAATACTGCTATTGGTCAAAACGCATTAAATCTTAATACAACTGGGGGTTACAACACGGGATTGGGTGTATCAGCACTTGCCGCCAACACCACAGCATCTAATAACGTAGCAGTAGGTTATCAGGCAGGGTATTCAAATACTACAGGAGCAGATAATACCGCCATTGGGTGGAGAGCGTTGCAGTTAAACACTACTGCCTCATACAATACTGGTATTGGTTCTCAAGCAGGATATAATAACACTACTGGAACAGCCATAACCGCTATTGGTGTAACAGCATTATTTTCAAATACTACAGGACGTGCTAATACAGCCGTTGGTGGCTACGATAGTAATGGTGGTGCTGAAGGTCCTTTATATTCAAATACAACAGGTTCATTTAATGTTGCCGTAGGAACAGCCGCATTAAGGTCAAACACCACCGCCTCTAATAACACAGCCGTTGGTTATCAATCTTTATTTAAAAATACAACAGGCGCTCCAAACACTGCTGTTGGTTATAGTGCTGGCTATCAAATTACAACAGGAACAAAAAATACTGCTCTTGGTTACTACACTATAGGTTCTAATGGTGGCGGTGCTACAGGTTCAAGTAATACTGCTGTTGGTGATACGGCATTAACATCACTAAGCACAGGAAGTAACAATACAGCAGTAGGTGAAGGCGCAGGATATACGGTAACAACAGGTTATGAAAATGTAGCAGTTGGTGTACAAACGTTATATACAGGCAATGGCATACATAATACGGCAGTTGGTTCGTATGCTGCATATAATACTACTGGGCAAGAAAACACGGTTATAGGGCATTCTGCCATGCGAGATGCTTCTGGCGGCTCTAACAATGTAGCCGTAGGAAGACAAGTGCTTTTAGTTAATACCGCATCTAACCTCACCGCTGTAGGCTATCAAGCGTTATACACAAACACCTCTGCTACTGAACTTACTGCTGTAGGATATACTGCTTTAAGAGCAAACACAACAGGAAACGCTAATACGGCTGTTGGTGAAAGATGTATGGTTACCAACACTACAGGTGGTTACAATACCTCAGTTGGCTCTTACTGTATGGCAACAAATAGTTCTGGCGCTTCTAATGTGGCAATGGGTAGAGAAACATTGTCAACAAATAGTTCTGGTTCAAACAATACGGCTTTAGGGTCATATGCACTTCAATATAATACCACTGCTTCTAGTAACACAGGAGTAGGTTATCAAGCGGGTTACAACAATGTTGGCCCAACCGGCACATTTATAGGCGGACAAGCGGGAGTAAATATATTAGGTAATGGTGGTGGAAATAGTGGAACAAATGTAGCAGTTGGTTACCAAGCGTTAAAAGGTTCTGCAACAGTAGCAAACAATACTGCTTATTCAAACACCGCCATTGGTGCAGGCACTTTGGACGCAATTACTTCGGGGTATAACAATGTAGCGGTTGGTTATGGATGTGGTAATAATATAACAACAGGTTTTCTAAACATTTGTATTGGTGGTTCGGCAACTACATCTGCCGCTGGTGGACAGTATCAAATTGTGATGGGTAATAGTGCTGTTGGAAAAGGAGATGCAACTGGATTTATTTATCCTTCTGGTGGTGGCGTATATCAAGGTAATAACTCAACACTTTGGTCTGTTACTTCTGACGCAAGGCTTAAAAAGAACATTGTAGATAACAACACAGGTCTAGATAAGATTACTGCCATTCAAGTCCGTAACTTTGAGTATCGTTTACCTGAAGAAATTACTGACTTACCACAAACCCAAGCAGTAAAAAAAGAAGGTGTTCAACTTGGGGTTATTGCACAAGAACTTCAACAAGTATTGCCTGATTGCATTAAAACTGAATCAACTGGTGTAATGTCTTTAGACGCAGATAACTTAACTTGGTACATGATTAACGCAATAAAAGAGTTAAAAGCAGAAGTAGATTCACTTAAACAACAACTTGCATCTAGATAGGAGAATTAAAATGGCAACAGTATTTACAACACGCATCACAGCAATGTACACAGTACAACAGCCTGACCCAAACTATGTAATAAACGCACTATGGGAAGTCACTGGCGTAGACGGTACTTATACCGCATCTATTGGTGGCAACACACAGTTTGACTCTACAGAGCAGACTACATTTGTGCCTTACGCAAACTTAACTGAGGCGTTAGTTATAGGTTGGATTCCTGAGAACCAAATAGACAGCGCACAGTCTTGTGTACAAGGGCAAATTGATAGCCTAATTACACCACCTGTTAGCCCTGAGAACACCCCTTTACCTTGGGTAACACCTTCGGCATAATAGAAGAAGGGTGAACCGCTGACCCATAACAGCGGAAATTTTTTAAAGGAAAATGGCAATGGAAAGTAATATATCTTTATCAACCAATTTGGTAAATGGCATTCTTCAGTATTTGGGGAATCAACCATATGCTCAAGTAGCGAATTTGATTCAAGGCATTCAACAAGAAGCCCAAAGTCAATTGCCGCCTGCTGAAGCAGAAGAGCCAAAAGCGGAGTAAGTTACATGGAAGGGGTTGAAGAATTGGCTAACGAGACCGACAAGCGTTTAAGCGTTCACGAGGCGATATGCGCTCAACGGTACGAGGTCATTCAAACCCGCTTTGACGAAGGTTCCAAGCGCATGAATAGGATTGAGTACCTCTTGTATGTAGTCATCCTAGCCGTGTTGCTTGGCCCCGGCGTTGCCGCTGAAATGGTTAAAAAAGTTCTTGGACTATGAATATTCAAGATGTCCTAAAAGCGGTACTGCCAATTGTTGTAGCGTGTTTGGCTTGGCTACTTGGTCAAGTGTCCGACTTCTCTACACGACTGACTAAGATTGAAGGACAGATGCCAGCACTAATCACTAAAGAAAATGTGCCGACTGACTCACCTTTAAGTGCAGAGGCAAGGCATAGGCTGAAAGAAGAAGTTTATAAAGACATTCACCAACTACAAGTAAAGGTTCAATTACTTGAAGAACGAGAAAAGAGGAAGTAATGTTTACACTATTTTCAACTTTGATTTCATTTTTGGCTGGCGGTTTGCCAAAACTATTAGATTACTTTCAAGACAGAAGTGACAAAAGCCATGAGTTGGAAATGGCGCAGTTGCAGATTCAACGTGAGTTGGAAATGCGAAAACTTGGCTTTGAGGCTCAAGAAAGGGTAGAACATATCCATATTGAGCAGATTGCTATGGAGACCTCATCTCAAGACAAACAAGTTTTAATTGGCGCTCAACAGGCTGAAATGCAAGCGTTATATGCCCACGACATAAGTTTGAATGAGGGAACTTCTGAGTGGATGCATAACCTAAGAGCCTCTGTCCGCCCTGTTATTACCTACGGATTCTTCTTTTTGCTCTGCGCTATTGACTGCGCATTGGTCTATAAGGGTATTTCTGAGGGTATAGATTTTGTTGTGCTGGCTGACCAGATTTGGGATAATGAGACTCAAACTTTGTTTGCCTCAATCATTGCATTCCACTTTGGTGGGAGAGCCTTTGGCAAATGAAAATATCAGCCAATGCCATAAAGGTTATCAAACACCATGAAGGTGTAAGACAGAAACCTTATAGATGTCCAGCGTTACTATGGACTATTGGCGTTGGTCATGTTCTTTACCCTACACAGGGTAATTTAACAATTGATAAGCGCAACGAAGTTCAACTGAAAGAAGAAGATAATAGAATCTTCTCTATGGGGGAAGTTGATGGAATTCTTGAATCTGATTTACTCCGTTTTGAACGAGGTGTGGAACGGTTCATACCTATCCCACTTACCCAAGGTCAATTTGATGCTTTGTGTAGTTTTGCTTTTAATGTTGGTTTGGGGACTTTACAGCGAAGCACCCTCCGTCAAAAGGCTCTTCGCGGGGATATGGAAGGGGCGGCGGAAGAACTCTTAAAGTATTGCATGGCTGGCGGAAAAGTTCTTAAAGGTTTACAAAAGCGCAGAATTGACGAAAAACAGTTGTTTTTATCCTAAGAGAAATTAAAATGTTAAAAAGAACAAAGGATTTAATATGACTACCGCCTCAGTAATGACTTATGACAGTTTAGTTGAAAACATTCAGTCATATTTGGAGAGGACTGATACTGCTACCCTTGAAAAAATTCCTCTTTTCATTATGTTGGCAGAGCAAATCATTGCAAGTCAAATCAAATTTCTTGGCAACCTAACTGTTAATGAAAGCACAATGGTTGCTACTGAGGCTATTTTAGATAAGCCTGCTCGATGGCATAAAACTGTTTCCATGAATGTAGTTGTAAATGGGTCAAGAACTCCTGTTCTTTTAAGAAAGTATGAGTATTTGAGGGAGTATTGGCCTGATGCTACAGAAACAGGAATTCCTGAATATTATGCAGATTATGACTATACCCATTGGTTGGTGGCACCAACTCCAGCCGCTGGTTATACTTTTGAAGTTCTGTACTATGAAAGAGTTCAGCCACTTGACTCTTCCAATCAGACTAACTGGTTTACTATTTATGCCCCACAGGCATTGCTTTATGGCTCTTTGTTGCAGGCTATGCCATTCTTAAAGAATGATGAGCGTATGCCTATGTGGCAACAGAACTATGACTTAATCATGCAAACCTTAAAGACGGAAGACATTCAACGTATTGGTGACCGTCAAGCCTCTGTATTGGATACCTAAATATGAGTTACAACTCCCCCTTCACAGGTAACGTCATTCAACCGACGGATGTCTCGTATCGCGAGATTTCAATAGCAAACACAAACCTGCAATTGGCGTGGCCCATCAATG